TATGATAATCATTTCGCAGAACTCAAAGAAGCAGAATTAATTCAAAACAGACTCAATGTTCTTGCGGTTGCAGAACCTTATGTTGGAAAATATTTTTCTGTTGATTACATAAGAAGAACTATTCTGAAACAAACTGATTCTGAAATTGTTGAGATTGATGAACAAATTGCTTTAGAGAAAGAATCTGGAATCATTCCACCTCCAGTTGATCCAGCTACTGGACTTCCAATAGGAGAACCTCAATCACCAACAGAATCTCCTGCACTTGGAGATGTTCCAATGTCTCCAGAAGTTTCCACTAATGCCGCTGAACTTCCGTCTTCTGAAGAAATGCCTGCTATAAAAACTCCTAAGGGCGGCAGAATATAAATATTCTCAAGTAAACACTGAATTAAAACAATGAATGATCTTATTGACATGATGGTTGCTGACGAATCTCCCGCAGATATTAGTGATAAAATTAAAGAGATTTTAATGCAAAAGTCTGCAGAAAATATTGACATTATTCGTCCTGTTGTATCTGCATCAATGTTTGGTGGGACAGAACTAGAAGCAGAAACTCTAGAAATACCGGCAGAAGATTCCGAAGAAGATGCAGAATAATAAATAACTATTATAAGACTTTATTATAAAGATGCAAAGAACAAAATTAATTGCAACAGAAGTTGCAATGCCGACAACTGCAGGCGCTGCTTCAAGTATTAGTGAGGCAACTTGTGTGAGATTGTGCAATACTTCCAACCAAGCGGAAACGGTAAGTATCTCAACCGCAGTTGGTGCTGCTTCAACTATTAGTTTTACTTTGCCGCACCACCCACATGTTGAATTTTTACAAAAAGCTTCAACTGATGTTATCTTTGCATCTTCTGCATCAGTGAAAGCATCTAAAGTAGGATTTACCAATTAAACCAATGAAACTAATCACAGAAGAAGTACAACAGGTTAAATTCATCACCGAAGGTAGAGGTGCTGAAAAGAAAATGTATATTGAAGGAGTTTTCCTTCAGGGAAACATTTGCAACCGTAATGGTAGAATGTATCCATTAGATACACTTTCTCGTGAAGTAAAAAGATATGATGAAAACTTTATTCAAAAAGGCCGAGCCCTTGGAGAACTTGGCCATCCAGATGGGCCTACGGTAAATCTGGATCGTGTTTCTCATAAAATTGTTTCCCTTACTTGCGAAGGAAATAATTTTAAGGGTAAGGCTCAACTTCTTGAAACTCCAATGGGTAAGATTGCAAAATCTTTGATTGGAGAGGGAGTCATGCTTGGCGTTTCTTCTCGTGGCGTCGGTTCACTTAAAATGACTAATGAAGGTCATAAAATTGTTGGCGAAGACTTTATGCTTGCAACAGCGGCTGATATTGTTGCTGACCCTTCTGCACCTGATGCTTTTGTTCAGGGTATTATGGAAGGTAAAGAATGGTGTTGGGAAGGAGGAATTCTTAGAGAACAACTTGCTTCTAAAACACAAAAAAGAATAAATACTTTTACGGATCAAAAAATACTTGATGAGCAGAAACTAAATCTGTTTAACGAGTTTTTATTAAATCTTTAATTTTAATAAATAAATATAGATTATACAAAGTTACAAAGGTAATCGGAGAGTACAAATGTCCCGTGGTAAAAACTTACAAGAAATGGAAACTGGCACTTCACAATCCAAAACCGCTGTGAATGCAAATGCATCTGCAGCGGAAGCACCTCAGAAGAGTGCAACTCCTGTTGCAACTCCTGGACAAACCGGTGCTTGGGAAGATCTTGGAGGTCCAACTCCAGAAAATAGCCGTCCAGATGACAATTCAAATCAACTTAAGACTCCTAGCGCAACTCTTAAGCAAGTTAAAGATGTGGTAAACGCCAAGGCTTCTGCCGCAGCATCAGTCGAAACTTCCGCAACTTCAGTCTCTACCCCTGGTCAAGGTGGTGGAGTTAAAGAGGAATCCGAAGAAGAAGGAGAACTTGTTGAGGAAGAGGAAGTTGAAGTCGAAGAAGTCGAACTGGAAGTTGAAGAAGACGGAAGTATAGATGATTTCATTGAAGAAGATGTAACTGCTCTTCTTTCTGATGAAGATCTCTCCGAAGAATTTAAAGAGAAGGCAAAGCTCGTATTCGAAGCTGCTCTTCACGCTAAAACAAAAGAAATTCAATTAGGTTTAGAAGAGCAATATAGTATTGCTCTTGCAGAAGAGATTGAAGATATCAAACTCGAACTAACCGAACGTGTTGATTCATACCTTGAGTATGTTTCTTCCGAATGGTTAGAAGAAAATGCTCTCGCAGTTGAAAGTGGTCTCAAAACTGAGATCACTGAGTCATTCCTTGTTAATCTCAAGGGACTTTTTGAAGATCATTATGTATCAATGCCTGAAGAGAAATATGATGTACTTGAGAGCATGGTAGAAAAACTTGATGAAATGGAAGAAAAACTCAACGAGCAAATTTCTAAAAATATTGCTCTTACCAACAAACTGAGTGAGTCGGTTGCTGAAACCGTTCTCAATACAGTTTCCGAAGGTCTTGCAATTTCCCAAAAGGATAAGCTTGCAACCCTCGCAGAAAGTGTTGAGTTTGAGAGTGAGAATGACTATTACCAAAAACTAGTAACTCTTAGAGAATCTTATTTTCCAAGAAATACTGGAATTACAGTAAATGAGACGGAAAGTCTCACAGAAGAGGCCAGTTTCCAAAGAGAGACCCATTCTCCATCTATGGATTCTTATCTTCGTGCTCTTTCCACCGTTACTAAAAAGTGATTTTTAGATAATACTCAAACCGCAGATTTAAACAACACTTAACGAGGTACAACTCAAATGAACGGCTTTAACACCGAATACTTAACGGAGAAATGGTCTCCAATTCTAGACTATGATGGTCTAGATTCAATCAAAGATCAACACCGCAGATCAGTTACGGCAATTCTTCTTGAAAACCAAGAAAGAGAACTCCGTGAATCTGCTGAGTTTCTTGGCGAAGCTTCCCCAACCAACTCAGCAGGCACTGGCGGATTTACTGGCTCAGCAAATGCTGCAGGTCCTGTTGCTGGTTTCGATCCAGTTCTAATCAGTCTCATTCGTCGTGCAATGCCTAATCTCATTGCTTATGACATTTGTGGCGTTCAGCCAATGAACGGTCCTACTGGACTTATCTTCGCAATGCGTTCACGTTATCAGAATCAGAGTGGTTCTGAGACCTTCTTCGATGAAGTAGATTCAGCATTCTCTGGTCAGAACAGTGGCCGCACCCTAGAGGGTGGATTTGCAGATGGCGCTGTAGGTTTTGGTACTACTTCACAAGACGGAACCAATCCTTCAGCTCTTAACCCAGTTGGTTCTGCAACAACCAACCCATCACCATATAACGTTGGTGGCGGTATGGAAACCGGTGCTTCTGAAGCACTTGGAGATGGTACTTCTGGTAACTTCTTCAACGAAATGGCATTCTCGATTGAGAAAGTCACCGTAACTGCTAAGTCAAGAGCACTAAAAGCTGAGTATTCACTTGAGCTTGCACAAGACCTTAAGGCAATCCACGGTCTAAACGCTGAAGCAGAACTTGCTAACCTTCTTTCAACTGAAATCCTCGCAGAAATCAACAGAGAAGTCATCAGAACCATCTATAAGGTTGCTGAACAGGGTGCTGCGATTAATACCGCAACTCCTGGTGTATTCGACCTTGACGTTGACTCCAACGGTCGTTGGTCAGTTGAGAAGTTCAAAGGTCTTCTTTTCCAAATCGAGCGTGATGCTAACGCAATCGCACAAAGAACTCGTAGAGGAAAGGGCAACACCATCATCTGTTCTGCAGACGTTGCTTCCGCTCTAACCATGGCTGGTGTACTTGATTACACCCCTGCACTCAACGCTAACCTTAACGTTGATGACACTGGAAACACTTTCGCTGGTGTTCTTCAAGGTAAGTATAAAGTATACATCGATCCTTATTCTGCAAACGTTGATGCTAACCAGTATTACGTTGTTGGTTATAAGGGTTCTAGCGCATATGACGCTGGTATCTTCTACTGTCCTTATGTTCCTCTCCAAATGGTTCGCGCCGTTGGTCAGGACACATTCCAACCAAAAATTGGCTTCAAGACCCGTTATGGTATTGTCGCCAACCCATTTGCGGAAGGAACCGATCAAGGACTTGGAAGACTTCGCCTCAATGCAAACCGTTACTACAGAAGAGTAAAGGTTATCAACTTAATGTGATTCATAATCACAATTATATCCAGAGACTCCGTAAAAGGGGTCTCTTTTTTTGTCCTAAATAAAAATAAAAGATATGTCTGGAGCCTTTGATAAACAAATTGCAAACCGAAATTTTCTGTCTGCAACTGGATTTAAATTCAATTTAGCTAGAGTACCTAAAGTAGATTTTTTCTCAAAATCTGCAAGTATTCCCGGAATTAACCTAGGAGTAGCTATTCAACCAAGTTACTTAAAAGATATTCCTATTCCTGGAGATAAACTAACTTTTGATGATTTTACTTTACAGTTTAATGTTGATGAAGATTTGGTAAATTATTTGGAAATTCAAAACTGGATGCGAGGCCTTGGATATCCAGATAGTATTGCAGAATATGATAAATGGAGATTGAGTGATCCGGTCAATCCAGCTC